CAACCGGACCGTGGTGCAAAAAAGGCGATTTTGTATTGGTTCGCCCTAATGCTGGCACCCGTGTCGTCATTCATGGCCGTGAGTTTAGGTTAATCAACGATGACTCTGTTGAGGCAGTTGTTGATGAGCCCCGTGGCATTCGACGTAAATAACAGGAGGACAAGATGCCTGAGTTTGAAAAAGAAGAATTTAAATTCCCCGATGAGAAAGAAGAAGTCAGTGTCACCATGGAGAAAGATGATGATGATGATGACTTTGAGGTAGAAATCGAGGACGACACCCCACCCGAGGACCGTGGACGTGAGCCACTTCCAGCTAACCTCAAGGAGGAGCTGGAGAAAGATGACCTGGAAGTCTATGACGATGAGGTCAAGCAGAAGCTCAAGCAGATGCGCAAGGTCTACCATGATGAGCGCCGCGAGAAAGAGGCTGCTTTACGTGAGCACCAAGAGGCAGTTCGTATGGCCCAAAAGCTCATGGAAGAAAACAAGCGCATCCGTGGAATGCTGGATGTAGGTGGCCGGGAATATGCCCAGACGCTACAAACGGCAGCCAACTTGCAGCTTGAATCGGCTAGACGTGCATATAAGGAAGCCTATGACTCGGGTGATTCCGATAGTATTTTGGCAGCTCAAGAAAAGCTCAATGAAGCCACCATGCGTATGCGCCAGGCTGAGAATTTCAAGATGCCAGCTTTACAACAAGAAAATTATGTAGTACAAAATGCACCACAGGCTCAACAAACGCCTGCTCCAAATCCACGGTTACAACGATGGATGGATGTAAATCCTTGGTATGGGGCAGACAAAGAAATGACCGCCGCAGCTTTAGGCTTACACGCAAAGCTCGAAGAAGACGGGGAAATTCAACTTGGGTCGGAAGAGTATTACGCGATTTTGGACAAAACAATTCGCAGGCGATTCCCGGAGCATTTTCACCAGGAAGAGCAGGTTTCACAGGCAAGAACTGAAACTCGCACAAAACCGAGTACGGTGGTAGCCCCAGCGGTCCGAAGCACGTCCCCCAAACGGATAAAGCTAAAGGCCAGCCAGGTAAATCTGGCAAAACGGTTGGGATTAACACCAGAGCAGTATGCCCATGAACAACGCAAATTGGAGGCCCAAAATGGCTGAACAAAATCGAGTATCACGAGAAGTAGCAACCAGAGCAACATTCGAGCGTCCTAAGCAGTGGATGCCACCGGAATTGCTCCCCGAGCCAGACAAAGAGGCTGGGTTTGCTTATCGTTGGATTCGCGTCTCAATGCTGAACCAGGCGGATCCCCGCAACCTTTCGTCCAAGATCCGAGAGGGGTGGGAGCCGGTGCGCATCGAGGAGCAACCTAAATTCAAACTGCTGCTTGATCCCAATAGTCGTTTTAAAGACAACATTGAGATCGGTGGGTTATTACTCTGCAAAACCCCGGAAGAGTTTATTGATCAACGGTCCAAGTATTATCAGGGCCAGACTCAAGCTCAAACGGAGGCTGTAGATAACAACCTTATGCGCCAAAGCGATCCGAGGATGCCAATCTTTAAAGAGCGGAAATCTTCAAGTAGCTTTGGTAAAGGCACTTAATTTTTTAGGAGTTAAAAATGGCTTATCCTACTGTTAGCAATCCTTACGGATTCAGGCCAATCAATTTGATTGGTGGGCAGGTATTTGCCGGTGCTACACGTAAGATGCGCATTGCCAGCGGTTACGCTACTGCAATTGGTTATGGCGATCTGCTTATTCGTGCTAGTGACGGTACTGTCGAGCGTTCAGGTGCAACTACATCAAAGCCCACCGGCGGTTTCGCTGGCGTGTTTCTTGGTTGCGAGTACATCAACCCCACCACGGGACAACTTCAGTTCCAGCAGAATTTCCCTGCTAGTACGACAGTAACGTCAGGCTTTATCACGGCTTATGTTTGTGATGATCCCGATGCTCTGTTCCAAGTGGCTGTGGTTTCCGGTACCACGGTTGTGACCGGTGTTCAATTTACGTCTGTTGGCAATAACGCCACCATCGTAAATAACACTGGCATCACCGCTTCCGGTAACTCGCAAGTGGCTATCTCTGATTCAACAGCTACAACTGACACTTTGACAATTCGTATTGTTGACGTTGTGCCGGACACCGCCTACGTTTCAGGTGGCAACACGCTGTATCCCGAAGTGATCGTTAAGTTCAACTTTGGTATGCATGCTTATGACACCGCCGTTGGCGTTTAAGGAGCTAAATCATGGCAATTTCACGCGCCCAACTACTTAAAGAGCTGCTCCCAGGCCTAAATGCTTTGTTTGGTCTTGAGTACGCACGATACGGGGAAGAGCACAAAGAGATTTACGAAACTGAATCTTCTGAGCGTTCTTTCGAAGAGGAAACCAAGCTCTCCGGTTTCTCTGCTGCACCTGTTAAAAACGAAGGCTCGGCCATCGCTTATGACAATGCACAGGAAGCATGGACAGCTCGCTATAACCACGAAACGATTGCCCTGGGCTTTTCGTTGACGGAAGAGGCCATTGAGGACAACCTCTATGACTCTCTCTCGGCTCGATACACCAAGGCACTTGCTCGTGCTATGGCCTACACCAAGCAAGTTAAAGCCGCTGCCGTTCTTAACAACGGTTTCGACACAAACTATGTTGGTGGTGATGGACAGCCTCTGTTCTCAGCCTCGCACTCCTTGGTGTCTGGCGGCACAAACTCCAACATTCCTACGACTCCTACCGATCTCAATGAGACCTCTCTTGAGAATGCAGTGATTCAAATCGCTGCCTGGACGGATGAGCGTGGTCTGTTGATTGCTGCTCGACCCAAGAAACTTGTCGTTCCTCCCGCACTCCAGTTCGTGGCTACCCGTCTCCTTGAGACTGAGCTCCGTGTTGGCACTGCTGACAACGACATCAACGCCATCAAGAACAATGGTTCTATCCCCGAGGGATACACCATTAACCACTTCTTGACGGACACCAACGCCTGGTTCCTTACCACGGACGTTCCTAACGGTATGAAGCACTTTATCCGTACTCCGCTTCAGAACTCGATGGACGGTGACTTTGACACCGGTAACGTTCGTTACAAGAGCCGTGAGCGTTATTCCTTCGGGTGGTCTGATCCCCTGGGAATGTACGGTTCCGCAGGCTAAGCAGTAAATGGGATAGGGGGCTTTGGCCCCCTTCCTTTTTTGTCGTACTGGTGTATAGTTTTATTAAGTCTAGGAATTTTTACTCGTACCGACTGACCTAGCAGACTTAGTAGAGACGGCATGGGGATGTGCTACTACACAAGGAGTTTGAAATGGCACGTACTACCTTTTCCGGGCCAGTTGCATCTGACAACGGCTTTATCGGCGGCACAGCTACCGATCCTATCTCAGTAACCACCGCAACAAATATCTCCAGCTTCTACGCAACGTCATCTGCTACGACCGGTGACACACGTCTTAACTACAGCCGTCTTGACATCACGTCCACGGGATCCGGCGAAACCATTCGTGCTTTCACCCGAGTAACCGGCGCTAATGCTGCTACTGGTGGCACGGTCAACGGTGCTCACATTTCTCTTTCCGTGAACTCTGGCGGCACGATCTCTGGTGCTGGTAACGCTCTGCGTGTCACCCTTGGTGCAGCAGCTGGTGTGTCCACCGGCGGTACAGTCGCAGCTCTCCAGGTAGATTCTGACCTTAATGCAACTGCATCGGTCCCTGGTACAGCTTCGTTTATCCGAGTTACTAATACCAACACCACTAAGATTACCAACCTCCTTAATCTTCCAACGCCGGCGTCTGGTCAGGTATTGGCTGCTGTTGTTGGAAGTCCCACTCAGACGCATACCATCAAGTGTGTAGACAGTGCAGGCACGGCTTACTACATCATGGTTAGCACCACGGCGTAAGGATGGAGATAACGAAAGAGTTTCTGCTTTCGGAGATTGAAAAAATGGCGAAGCAACGTGACCACGCACATGAAGTGGCTGTTGCTTCCCAAGCTGCAATAGATGTTATGCAGTCCTTGGTT